AAGAAATTATCTGAATTAACACAAATGAATATTGATAAATATAATTTATCTAATGTGGATGTATCAACTGAGTGTCAAACTTCTAGTAAAACCATCGATAAAACCAAAGGAACCCAAAATTGTACCTCTATTTTACCTGAAACTTGTTCAAAAATATCTCCATCTAAAGAAACTACAATTGGAAATGGTGGAAAAGAAGGGTGTTCAGAATATGTTAGAAAATCTATAGGTGAAACATTGGGAGATGCTTGGAAAGCATTTAATGTTGCTAAAAAATATGGAGTTAAATATAATATGTTTACAGATGGGTCAATTGATTGGAATAATGTAAGAAATCAAATGAAGACAAATAAAATAAATTCATCAACTTGTGGGTGTTTTACCCAAGAAGGTGAAAGTAAAGATAAATCTTGTAGTTCAGGTTCGCAAATTGCAAAAACTATAAGTTCTTTTTATCCATCTTCATCTAATGTTAATATTAATTCATTAAAGGTGGGGGATATTGTTGGTATGTACTACAGAGATTCAGGTAATAAAGGTAAAGCATTTTGTGAAAGGTCGGTACAAAGAGGTTTAGACGGTAATGGTAATGTTAGAGATACTGACCCATTTACATTTAATACCCACGTTGGGTATGTTGGGGCAATTAAAGATGGAATGCCAATGATTTACCACAGCGTACACGGAACAAGATTATCAACTCCGGCAAGTCAACTTAAAAGTAAAAACGGTAGTGCAATGATTGCTTGGGTAACTGGTGGACCAAAATCTGCTGAAACATCAACACAACAACAAACAGGTGATAAATCTTGGTTTGAAAAATTTAAAGATTTATTCTAATATTTATAAATAAACTAAAATAATAAAGTCATGAAAAAAATTGTTAAGTTAACTGAATCAGATATAGTTAGATTGGTTAAAAAAGTATTAAATGAAAATAAAAAAATCTTGAATGAAGATGAAAAAATTGACAATTGGGTACCTGTTAAATTAGGGGAATATGGTGTTTTAAATATTGAAGGTACTAATTGGAAAATGAAATTCCCTGAACAAAATGGTAGAGACCAATATTTGGTAGTAAAGGGTTTATGGAAAAATGGAAATGAAATTTGTGTTGGGAACAGTCAAGACTGGACATTTATGAAATCCTATTGTTTGGATGCGGACGACCAAAAACAATTTGCAAGTAAATGGTACGAAGCGAAAACAAAAAACAAACCCATGTTCACATTAGAAGGTGGATTAAAAAATATTGATTTTGTTAGAGCATAATAAAAACCCCTCAATTAGAGGGGTTTTTTAATATTGTAGGATTTCGTATTAGTTAACTGATACAACTTCCAAATCAAAAATAAGTTTTTTACCTGCGAGTGGATGATTCATATCCAACACGACAGTCTCTTCCTTAATTTCTGATACAGTAACATTTACAGGTCCATGTTGATTCATACCCTGTAGTTGGTCACCAACTTTAACTTCCGCAGGAACTTTAGATTTCTCAACTTCCTGAATTAACATTGGGTTTGGTTCACCATATGCGTTTTCAGGTTCAATTTCAATAGTTCTTGTTTCACCAACAGACATACCAATTAGTCCGTTTTCAAAACCTGGAATTAATTGACCTTGACCTAAAGTTGCAACTAATGGAGTACGACCTTCGTTTAATGAACTATCAAAAATAGTCCCGTCTTCTAATTTTCCTGTGTAATTTACGGTAACACTATCACCATTTTCAATTTTTTTCATAATTCAATAATAAAATAATATTTTTTCTTTGTCAAATGCAATTTCGGATATATTTATATGAAAATAGAAAATTATGAAAAAAATACGTTTAACTGAATCAGAATTAACAGAGTTAATTAAGAATATTGTTACTGAAACTCAAGAAAAAGAGATGAAAGAAGAAATGGAAAACTTCATCAATCCTGAAGCAATGGAAACAGGTGACGCTATCCTTACAATTATTGGTACCGTAATTGGTATGTTAGGTATTGCAGGTTCTCACTATATTAAGGCGGCAATTAAAAAATTAAGAAGAGCTGGTAATGATGCTGAGGCAGATAAAGTTGAGGCGGCTTTAGAATCAGAAATGAGTAAAATGAAAGGTAGAGATATGGAGATGGAAGAAGAAACAATGATGGAAAGTCGTATTGTTAGAAAAAAGAGAAAATAAATTAATTTTTAATATGTTAAAACCCTCAATTAAATGAGGGTTTTTTTGTACATTAAAAAAAAATGTGTATATTTGTTTAATAATTAAAACCACAACACGACCATGAAAAACTTAAAACTTAAATTAACCGCCTGTATGATGGCGTTGGCTGTAGATATGATTCTTATTGTAAACGCCCCTAACCAATCAGTATTCACTATTGGTATCTTTTTAGCGGTGGTACAAATGGTTCTGTGGGGAAAACTAATGTCTGAAATAAAAGAATAAAAAAATCCCCTCTTTTGAGGGGATTTTAAATTATACTACTTCAACTTCTTCCATCATCATTTGATAAGCTCTTGCCAATCTTGTCATTCCAATTCCTCCACCAAATCTCGGGAAGAATTCTAATGATAAAAACTCTTCAAGTTCTTTTTCCACTCTTTCTTTACCAAAAAGTTCAAATAATTTTTGAGAGTACCCACCATCTTCAATGGTATAGAACATTTCTCTCATTTTCTCAACGTCGCAACTTCTTTCAGCTGACCCAATAGTTTCTTGACCGTACATAATGACATCAACTTTGTTGAATATACCGTTTGTACCGTGTTTCATATTCCAAAATGGGTTTGTTCTTAAAGGAAAATGTTGTAATGAAACTACTGACCCTTTTTCTTTCCACATTCTTTGTTCATGTTCATCTTCTAAAATTTTAACTCCTCCGTATTCAGTACAAACTCCTTCATAAGTTACATTTTTTGGTTTATCGAACCCTAAATAATCTAATAACTCTTCTTCTAATTTTATTAAATCTGACATTGTACCCTTAGATTCAAATTCAAACATTGGGAAAATTAATTCGTGTCTTCCAGGTATTGGATTTTTTTCTTGTCTATATGATGTTGAGATACAATAGACTCCATTCCATTCAGGATTTTGTAATAATTCATATTCTAACCACATTTGTCCTGTTTGTGGTAATGGCCAAATTTGACCTTGATACTCAAACGTTGTTATTGAGTGTGGATTTTCACAAGCGGCTAAAATTGATAGTCTTGATTGTGTTGGGACCTCTAAAAATCCCTTAGATTGAAAAAAAGTTCTCATTTTTTGAACTAATTCATTGTAAGTTTTTGTGTTTTTCATTTTTTTTTATTTTTAGTTTATTGTTAACGTATGGGCAAAAAAAATCCTGACAATTGTCAGGACATTTTGAATGGTTTATATGTATTTCGCAATTTTTTTCTCATATTTCTTATTAAATATAGTATGATTTGAAAAAAGTATAAATAATAATTAAAAATATTTATTAATATGGAATTAGATAACATTAATCAATTAGTTTTTGAATTTTTTGAAAGTAGAAGTGATTTAAAAACTAAATTTTATGATTCTCTTCATCGTTTAATTTTTGACAAAGAAAGTATTCACTTAAAAAATTTACTTACTTCGTATGAAAGTCAAATAATTGATTTTGAAAAAAGAAAAAATAAAAACACTTCAAAAGAAGAAAAAAAATAATTAATATTGTTTTATGTTATCTTATGGTATAAAACATAAAAATGTTTGTCAACAATGTAAAAGAGAGAAAGAAGACTGTTGTGAATTAACATCTTCATTATCTGATAAAAAATACATATTATGTTTATCTTGTGTAAAGTTTTTTGATTATTTTTTAAATCACCCAAAAACTTTAAAACTTAAAAATAAAAAAAAGTGAGAAATCTAATAATTGGAGTATTATTTAGTATTCTCGGTCAAATCTTAGCATTTTTCCAACTACAGGGACCTATTAAATACGAATGGTTAAAAAATAATACATGGTTTTCAGTATTAATGGGTATACCAATATCTTATTTGTTCATAATATCTATAAATCATTTGATAAGAGCGTACGATGGGGCATTATGGCCAAGTAGGATTATAGGTTTCTCAATTGGAACAATCATGTACGGTATTATGGCTAAACTATTATTTGATGAAAAAGTTTCATTTAAAACCGGTATATGTCTGTCATTGGCAATTTTAATAATCCTAATACAAGTTTTTTGGAAAGAATAATATTTATTCTATATGAAAAAACTATTAACTGAGGGTGGGATTCGTAATATCAACGAATTATCTAAGAGATATAAAAAGGCTAAAATTTATTTTCATATGGACCTTGACGGTGTAACTACCGCATTGGCTATGAAAAAATATTTAGAAGATAATGGAATCAAAGTTGTTGATGCTGAAGTTATACAATACGGGGACAAAGAATTCTCAGTTAGAAAGGCTGACGCTCATGGTGAAGTAATGCCTGTTTTAGTAGACTTTGCACACGGTAAACCAATGTTTATTGTACACACTGACCATCACGATAGACAGGCAGGTGCTGAAGACACAGGTTCTAAATCGTTTAGACAAGCTCGCTCAAATGTTGAGACATTATCTCAAATAATACCTGCTAGTGAAATATTCACTCCTGAAGATGTGTCAACAATATCTATGGTTGATAGTGCGGATTATGCTTCTAAAAATATCACACCTAAAATGGTGATGAACTACGTGTTTAATTTTGATAAAGACAAATCTGCAAAAGATAACAGAATGATGTTAGGGTTGGTAACCAATAAATTATTATTAGCGTTTAAGAACAAACCAAATTTTCTTGAAAATCTAGTTATGACGGCAAAACCGTCAATACTTTCAATATTTAATATAATTAGTAAAGTTGTCAAAGAAAAAAATTACCCATCTTCATCTGAGTTGGAAAAAAATAAAGAGGGGTATATTAAATCAATGAAGTCTAGCCCTAATGTGAAAGTTGAGGATGGAATAATTGTACAATATGGTGGTGGTAGTATGATTAAGGCTGGGTCTTATGATAGATACACCCCATTTGAAAACAACCCTGATGCTGATTTTTTAGTTATTGCATGGCCATTAGGTTTACTACAAGCATCTTGTAACCCCTTTAAAAAAGAAAGGGAATTGAAAGGTGTAAATCTTGGTGAAATTGCTCAAGAAGTTTTGGGGAAATGGGAAAGTAAATTAAAAGATAGAGTAATACCCCTATCAACAATTAAATGGATTTCTGAATCTGATAAGTCTTTTGGTGAACAATCAGTGGGTTTTACATTTAAAGATTTTGCAGCAATTTACGGTGAAAAAATGATGGATATTGATAATGGTATGGAGTATTTGGGTATTATAAAGGACCTAATGTCAAAACCATTTAAAAGTTTATCAGACCAAGAAAAAGAATTATTAGATAAGTTGGGTGTGACCGCTTGGGACATAATACAGGCTAATTCTGGTGGACACAAATGTATTACTAACATTTCGGGTTTAAATTTCTTTGGTAGAAGTAAAAGACCACCTGAAGGGAAATATAATAAACCAGCGGATAGTGACGACGCTGCGTACGTTAAGTTCCTAAAAACTTTACAAAGAGAGTTTGTACAAAAGTTACAAGAAAAAATTAAAGAATCTAAATCGGTAAAATAATTTTATCACCGACATTAATTTTATTTTTATGACAATATTTTGAAGGTAATTCTAAAACATAATTACCTGATGAACAATATCTTGGACAATCTTCACTGTTACATATTTCACATGAATTGAAAATTTTAACTATTTCAAATTTTTCATTTAAAAATAAAATGTCCAAATCGATTATACAATCCTTCATCCAAAAACAGTCATAATCGGTACCTAATAAAAATAACATACAATCAAAACCGTCAAAAGTTTTGTTTTGCATACCTTCCATTTTTTCTTTTGGGGTTGAACAAACTTTACATGTTAATTTTTTACCTTTAAGAGTGATTTTCATATTATATAAATAGATTGATTTTTTATTTGATTGTAGTATTTATAGTATATTGAAATGCTATGAGTAAAAAAATTAACATAAATGAATCTGAAAGAGATAGAATTCTAAATTTACATAATGACCCTTCTTTAAAAAGAAAACTATTTGAAACTGAGGTACCTGAAACTTTAACACCTGAAACTCTAAAACCAAGAACTAAAGATGAATTCATGAAAGTGTTTAACATGGGACAAAATTATCCATGTGCGTTTCAACACGGATACTTTAAGGTTGATGATACTCAACTAAATGCTCCTGATAAAGACGATTTTGAAATTAAAGACGGTACTACAGGTCACGTTTATCACGATGCAGTTAAAGTATACTTTAAGCCAAATCCATCATTTGAAGGTCACAAACCTGTTGCGATTGTATTGTTTTAAAATTCAATTTTGAAAGATAATAAATCGTTATTATCTGAAATTTCTTCATTAATACCACAATTTAAATTTACGGTATAATCTGTGGTATTAATTTCAAATTCTCCTTGAGCTCCTTCATTTATTTCCCATCCCGCATGTTCTCTTTCTAACATGTTGTATAAGAAATCCTCAAGACCTGCCGGTAAATTATATCTACCACTATTATTTCCATAAACTTGACCGTCAATGTACCCTGAATCACCACCTCCATTAAAGTCTACTCGTATTAATTCGTTACCCTCACTTTTCCATTTAATTAATTCTTCAATAATTTCTTTATCCTCAATTTTAGATTTACTAAAAAAGTTATTAGTTTGTAATTCATAACGGGTATCTATAATTTCAAACAATTGGTCGGATGTTGTGTAATCAATACTAACAGTATGTCTGAAATCACTATCTAACTTATCAATAATTGATTCATCATTTACAATAATATTAAAAATTTCTTCTAAAAAATTCATGAATCTATTTGGAACTTCTTGTGAAGACATATTCATTCCAATAAAATAAGGTGAAAACCATGAATCTGTAGAACCATATTCATCCACATAGTAATTCATTGAAAATCCTCGACCTCCTTCACTTTTTATCCAAAAATGTAAAAGTTTTAAGATTTTTTTATTTTCATCAGTATTTAAAAATTTTTTTATTTTTTCCATACAAATAAATATTAGTCATTTATTTCTAAATCTAATGTCCTTAACATCCAAATTGGTTTTTCTTTTGCATTTATGTTGTCAATCCATTCTTTTGCGGTTGGAATGTATCCATAACAATCTTCTTTAACGTGTTGTTCCCCAACATAACGAGTGTAGACTATCTTACCATCACTGTTTGTAAAAAACGAGCCAAACCTTTTTTCCATTTCGAAAATACCTTCAGAATGATGTCTAAACATTCTATGAATTGAATGCCCGTACCACGCTTTGGTTTCATCTAACCATTCATGTAAATGAATGTAATCTTCCCATTTACCCCCAAATTTTTTTACTGAACTTTTTGCATGTAATACTGGATGTGCCATTATAATTTCATTGACGTTGTTAATATATAATCCGAATCTATACTTAAAAATTTCCAAGCATCTAATACTAAAATTTCTAACGCTTCAGGAAATATTTCTGCGGATAAATCGTAATCAGTAGGGATAAGTATCACAGATATATGAACTTTTTTTTGTTGTGTAGAATATCCCATTGTGTCAACTACAATAGTTGAACCTGAACCAAAAAAAGAATCAATGTCCTTTTTATATAATTTATTTATTAATTTTTCAAAGTACTGATTCATTATATTTATAATAATATGACAAACGAACAAAAAGCTAAAGCTTATATAAAAGGGATACGAAAATTTTTGGACAAAATACCAAATCTTAAACAGTATACAATACATGATGAGAATCAGATATACGATGCTTTTGTTAATAATAAAGATAAATGGTTTTGGAGATTTGATATTACTATAGAATATTATATTACTCTTGGAGAAGAACGTAACTCTGATTGGGTAACAAAACTACATAAATATTCAGACACTCTTTCAAAAGGTCTTGAGGTTGAGAATCTTATTTTACCTGATATAAAATTCGTAGCTGAAGTTAGGAAATAATACGATACCTTAACTCCAAAGTGTTTATTCTGTCGTTATAAACAAGTTTAATAAATGATTTAATGTGAGTTCTAATCTCTTTATATTCTGAACCACGTAAATATTTTACAAAATATTCAGATAGATAACCATCACTTGTTTGAATAATATCTAAAAGTGTTAAATTAGAACCTGTCATTTTTAAAAATGTAGGTAACTCAATTTTTACTTCATAAATGACATCTAGCTTACCGTTTTTATTATCTACGGAAATCAAGTTTGCGTCCTCTAAAAAATCATAATTTTTCATTAAGAACTTTTTTATAGTGTTTTGGAGAACGTCAAACTTGTCCATAGTGTTAATAATAATGAATAAAAAATTAATTATCTACCCTGACCTCTATATGGTTTTTTGTAGTTTTTTGATTTTTTATTACCTGTTTGTTTTTTTGAGAATCTTCCGACTCTTTTGGTACCGAAACTAACTTTAGTTGATGTACCCCCCTTTGATACTTTTGCTGCCATTTTATGTTATTTGCCAATAAGTATTTCATTATTTCATATTTAGTTAATATTTATTTTAAAAGAACTTAGGTTCATAAATTTTAAACCCAATTAAATGGATAGTGATGACTTGGAGACAAATATTTCACAGAAATGTTGCAACATATTGTCTAATGGCTGGAATGTTTTTCAACCCTTTAGGATTCGACATCATTTTCAAAATGATGTTAGATGCTACAAATTCTTATTGGATTACCACAGGTATTTTTTATGGTATATCTCTATCATTTTTTGGATTGTATTTTTTATTTCGTAAAAAACAATGAAATCTCAAAAAACTAAAGTAACACCTGAAACTATTTCAGAAGGTCTAAATTTCCATTTAGAAAATAACATACCAATAACTGAAAATGTATACAGACCTCATTCAAAATCTTTTTTCAATTTAATTAATGAAGTACGAGAACTTTATTTAAATGATGAAATTGAGTTAAATGAAGAGGAAATCGAATTAATTGAAACCGAGATTGGTAAGACTGCCACTTTACAGGACGGAACTAAAGTTTATTTGGACATACCATTGTCTGAAGAATTTTTAAGTGAAGCCGAATATAACGGGAAAAAGGTTGAAATAGGTAAACCTCGTAGAAATACAGGCGGAGGTAAAAAGTATGTTGTTTATGTAAAAAACCCATCAACAGGAAGGGTGAAGAAAATATCTTTTGGTGACGTACACGGTGGGTTAACCGCTAAAGTATCAAATCCTAAAGCTCGTAAAGCATTTGCTTCAAGACATCAGTGTGATAAGAAAAAAGACAGAATGACGGCTGGTTATTGGGCGTGTCGTTTAAATCGTTTTGGACATTTGTGGGGAGGTAAAACTTATCCTGGGTATTGGTAATATATGAAACCTTACATTGATTCTGAAATAACTGAAAATTCCAAAATACGAGTATTCAACTCTGACGTTGATTCAGGGGAGCTTCATTGGCATAGAGACAGAGAAACGAGGTTAATTGAAGTTATTGAAGGTGATGGGTGGAAATTACAATTAGACGATAAATTACCCATTAAAATGGGTATTGGGGGTAAATACCTAATACCTGAAGGTATTTATCATAGAACAATAAAAGGTAATGGTGATTTAAAAATAAAAATCACATTTGTTAATGAGTGAAAATATTTTAAATAGAATAAAATTGTTAATGGAATATGATACAAGTAAAACTTTATCTGAAAATTCATTAATTATTGAACAATGGGTATATCAAAAAAACAATAAAGGTGGGTACACACTAAACAACGGACCTTTCCAAGGGCTGAAAGCGTCGGATGTTTTCCCAAAATTAAATCCTAACACCTACCCAAAAGAATTAGATTCTAATAGAAACCCAATATCTACAACACCAATACCAAATATCTACAAAGACGACTACACACCAAAAAAAGAATATAATCAATTTACTGACCCTAAATCTGACTGGAATAAAAAACAGGCGGCTGAAAGATTTGGAGTGGATGTTAGTCGTGTAGTGTGGGACCCAAATGTAACAATAGACCAACAATATATGGATAGGTCGGGTACACATACAAAAAAAGTAAAAGTTGGAGGATGGGTTAAAATGACACCCGAAAATGTAGGATTAAGAGGAGTTCCATTTGGGTTTCACCCAAGTGAGTATTCTGAATATTCAAAAAGAAAAAAAGAATTAGATAAAGTTTGTAAAGCCCCTCAATCTGAACATGCTAAAAAATATTCTAATCTAAGAGGTGAATGTGCGGCAAAATATGAAGCACTTAAAAATGAATATTATCATTCAGATTTTCCATATGGAATTACAAAACAAGAATTCTTAGATTGGTCAAAAGGTAAACAAGACATAGACAGCCAAAAACAAAAAGAAATACTTGCAGTTAAGGACGGACTTAGAGGTACATATCGTAATAATGATTATGTTGATTCTGCAGGATTACCAAAATCGGATTATTTTATTACTTTCCATAATGATTTAGTTAGAACATCAGAAAACCAAATGGTTTCAGGTAAAATTAGTCAGTATGATGAATTATCTGATATATTAGATGCTGTCTATGAAAGAGACCCAAGTGCTATTCAAAGATTAACACAAAGTGATTTAGATAAATTTTGGGAAGAATGGGGAACTGTAGTTGAGTTGATAGCATATGTTGTGATACCGGCAATATTGACGGCAGGTACGTCTTTAGTTGCCACGGCCGCAGGACTTGCAATTACTGAAGCGGCTCAATTGGCAAGAATAGTTAGCGTAATTGCGGAATATGGATTACCGTTAGCCATAGGGGCTACAAAATACATTAAAAAAGGTGAGTTGACAGGAGATGCGGTTATGGATTTTGTATTCGCATTTTTACCTATTATTCATAAATCAATAGGTATTTTAAAACAACCATCTGCTCAAGTATGTGCAAGTTTAGCGGGTAAATTGGCTCAACACAACACTAAAACTGTTAGTGGTATGAAAAAATTTATATCAGTATTAACACAAGAAGAAAAACATATTTTTAGACAGGTTGTTAAAAATAAACAAAATTTAGGTAAAAATATTGACGATGCTTTAAAATCTCAAATTAAATCGGCAAGTGTTAGGGCAAATTTATTTGCAAAGGCTGTAGGTGAAATTACACCTAAAATGAGTTATATTTTATATAGAGGTGTTAAATATACTTTAGCACCCGATATCGCAATAATTGAAATTGCCAAACACATTGCTGAAAAAACAGGATTAACTAAGGATAAAGAAAATAAATTAGCAAAAGATTTAGAAATTTTTAGAAGTAAAAATCCTGATTGGTTTGTACCATTATTAGCAAATATTTCAGACGTTTTAGAAAAAAACAAAGATGCCGATTGGTCAAAAGTGATTACTAGTAAATCATATGAAAAACTTGGAGGTGATGAAATAATACAAGCATTACAACAACTTGATATGGGTAATTTTTTAGTTGATGAAAACGGAAACCCATTAGAGTTATAATTATAATTAAACAAAAATATAAAAATGAAAAAAATATTATCTGTAAACGAAACTGAAAAACAAAGAATCCTTGAAATGCATGGTTTTACTAAAAAAACAAAAGTAATTAGTGAACAATATGCTGAATTAAAAGGTTTATTAACAAAAAATAGATTCATAGAAGATTTTATTACAAGTTTAGAAAAATCCAATTCAAAATCGTTTGATGAAGTGAGTACAATTTTAGGTAGGCAAGGTGACGAAACATTAACAAAGGCATTTGATAGGGTTTTAAGTAAAGCGGTACAAACTCAAGGACGAGATGGAGGAGTTAAAATTTTACAATTTTGTAAAAAATTAAGTACTATTAATAGTCAATTTGCTGAAGAATTTTATAAATCACAAATAAAAGTGATTGATAAGATTAAAGAAAAATACCCTGAAAAATGGGAGATGTTAGTAAAAACTAATTACGGTGAAAAAATACTTGAAAAATATAAAAGCGGTGCATCATCTTCTTACTCAAATGCTAGTTCAAAATTAGATGAATTAGGAATTGCAAATCAGATACAAAATTATTTAAATCCAAATAGATTCAATAGTTTAAATAAACAAGCTTTTGAAGCGCAATTTGCACTTGTAAAAAATAATCTATCTAGAGCTAGTGATATATTTTCAAATCAATCTCTACTAAATGATGTATTTGGTGTTATTTTCTCAAAAAACGCAACGGGTACACAAATTGATGAGTTACTTAATGGTATGAGTATGAAAATAGGTTTTAATAAAGAACAACAAGAAGTTTTTGACAAATTATTAAATTATTTTTCTACGGGTAAAAATCCTTCATTTGGAAAATATCAAACACCTTGGTTGAATGATATTGCAAATATGGGTTCAGATGTTTGGAGAGGTGTTAGACCTATCGTGGAGCCAGCCGCGAATAATTTAGTTAAGAAAGGAATTAAAGTTGTTAAATGGGGGCTTATAAGTGTTGGCGTTGTGATATTTTTGTTAATTGTTTTACTATTTGCGGGAATTTCGGCGTTAATTGGTGGAGGAAGTAAAAAATCCGGAAAAAGCAGAGAATATAAGTCTAAGTATGAAGATTAATTAAACTTTTTTAATATCTTCTCAAATATATTCTTTAAAGTTTTAGAACTGATTATTGTTAACCCCCAAGCTGAAACTCTTTTAGATAATTCTAAAATTTCGTCATCGTTTATTGAATGAGATGTTGCAATTTGTAATAATATTGGAACTATGGGTATTAAGAATGAATATGCTATTATCCCTGACATTGTGTTAACAGTAATATTTAACCCACTTAAAAAATTAAAAAAAGCATTTTTTAAATCAGAAGCCTTTTCCTTTACGATTAAAAAATTTTCATAAAGTCCTTTTTCTTTTAATGAATTTTTGATTTTTTTGAAGTTTTCTGAATTTTGAAACATTACAGAAAATACAATCCCCATTAGAATTAAAGATTTATCGGTTGATGTTAACTCAGGCATTTGACCATCAATCAGTTGACTTAATGGAGTTAAAAATCCGCCTATTGCCGAACTCCAAGTTAGTAATAGTTTAAAATCTAAACTTAAACTACCTTTAACTTCTGAGTATATTTTTTTAACTAAGTCTTCAGAATTATTTTTAACATTTTCTAAATCATTAGAAACTGACTCAATAATTAATAATCTTCTTTGTGATTCACTTAATATTAATGTTGACATATTTATAAATATATGAGTAAAAGAATTAATCCTGAATTACGTATTGGTGACAGAATAGTTTGTTTAGAAATGGATGATGAACCAAAGTATTTTGGGGCTAAAGGTACTGTAATTGGTATCAACCAAGGACCTAGATTTACACAATATAATGTCAATTGGGATGACGGAGGTTCACTTTTTTTACTTGATACTGACTCATGGATATTAGAGAAAGATTTCAAAAGAAAACCAAGAATCAATGAAGAAACTAATGTTAATGAACTAGCGGAAAATTCTAAAATATTAAAATATTTCAAAATGTTAGAGATAAAAAAATATTTAGATTTATTAAGAGAAACTAGTATTGTGAATATGTTTGGTTCATCACCATATCTTTATATTGGTGGTAATATCCTTAAAAAAGAACATTACAATTATGAAGGTGAAGATTTTGAAGAGTTGATAGAATTGGCTGAAAATAGTCGAAACATCATGATTCGAGGTGCTATGAACATGTTAGAGGATGAGGGTAAAGAAATAACCCCTGAAAATGTTAACAAAATTATTAGACGTTATGCACCAAAAATTCTAACCTTTTGGATGACTCATTATTGATGAGTTAGAAATATAGGATTTCTTTCTCCAAAATAACCACCAACAATATTATAATAATAGTATTCATAAGATTCTTCCTCGGACATGTCCTCCATTAATTTTGTTATAATCTTATCTCGAGAATAAAGAACTCTTGGTTCGTTACCAAATTCTTCAGTAATACCAACAATACAGTCATCAAAACCATCTAATAGTATTGACCCTTCAGCTAATTCATTTACATCATTAATTATCATAATTCTGAAAAATTAATACCATCACTATCTTTATCACTTATTTTTAATTTAAAAGTGAATCCTGATGTGATTTTTGTAATTAATTCTCTCACCTCCTCAACAGTGTCCCATTTAATGGATAATTCATGTTCTGGAGAATACTCTTCATCAACCAAATAATTAACAATGGTACCACTTTGCAAAGTTAGAAAACCATGGGCGTATCCGTGAGGTACATATAGTACATCACCTTCGTTCATCATAAAATCAAAAGTTTTACCATAATTTGGGTTTAACTTATCAACACAAACACAGAAATCTAAAATTCGTCCTTGGATTACTGTTACTTGTTTTGATTGAGACTTTGGGTGTTTCTGAAGATGTAATCCTCGAAATACAAAAATATCATCATTGATACTAATATTTGATTGAACCCATTTATCGGATAGTTTAATTGGAGTAAAAGAACCTCTGTGGTCTTTAAATATAGATTGTTTTTTTAATTCAGGTACCATATTATCAAATTTAAATTAATAATCTTTTTTTGTCAAATGAATATGACAATATATTTATTGTAAAAACAAATTATGAAAGCATATTTTTTAAACATAACTGAAGAAGAAAAAAAACAAATAACTGAAAGACACGTAAGTTTATACGACGGTTATAAAACTTTACAACCTACAGGAAACATGACTCCTTTGACAGTTGAGGATTTAGCTGAGGATAAGAATGGAATCACTGTTTCTAACGAAGGTGAGGTTATGGAATATAAGAATAAGGATATTAATAAAAAGAAAAAACAAGTATGTGAATCTTGTGGAGGTCTTTATGAAGGAAAAATGTGTGAATGTTCTTATAAAGAAATGGAAGAAGAGAAAGAAGAATGTAAAGAATGTGGTACATCAAACTATACAATGGAAGAAATTCAAGAAAATATTAAAATTAAATCTAAAGCTAATTTAATTGCTGAAGAAATTAATAAATCTAAAGATTGGTTTAATAGATTAAAAAAATACTAACATGAATTTAGACTTGGTCGATTTCTATTATAATCAAAAAACTAATATGATTGAGGTCGATTTCAGAATTAATGAAGATTCTGAAGATGTGATACGACACGAAGAATTTGACGTTGATGTCATACTAGAATCGGGATTTCAAATAGTTGATTTTGACGATTTAAGTGATTCATATTCATCTTATGATGATTTAGAAGATTTTATTTTTGAAAAAGAAGACTCTTCAATTGAACCAACACTTGATGAATATGAATTAAAAAATTTTTTAATAGAGTATTATTCGAATAACTCAGATAGGTTACCTGATGCTGAGGTATTTTAAGGACCAATTCTTGTAAATTTAATTACAACACTTTCGTAAGGACCTGAAGAACCAAACGCCCATTGACCTGTACTTCTTAAAGTTAATGACTCTAAAGTAACGTCAACAATTTTAAATTTTTTAACAGTACCATCAATATTAAAACTTAAAATCTCATCTCCACCAACGGAGGTAGTTCTTGATAATACATATTGATTCATCCAAATTGTTTGACCAGTTGTGGTACCAACAGGGTTAAATGAAATCATAGAATTAGAAATGTGCCATCTTGTAATACCCACCTCAATTGCGTCTAAAGGTAAGGTACCATTTGGATTTACGTATAAATCACCAGTGTAAAAACTCTCACCACTGTCATTAACTGATTGGTCAGAAGTTAACAAAGTAACTCTGTCAATAACATACTCACCACTAATTGAGGTGTATTGTGCATTCCATTCGTCAGTCTTATAACAAGAAGTTAGGCTGAAAATACAAAGTAAAAATATGATTAATTTGTTCATTGGATTATTTTTTTACAAATATACTTCTTTTTTTCTAATTACAAAAATATTTATAAAGTAAAATGTTGTTTGATTTTGACACATATATAAATCTACTGAATGGTTTTAGTGAAAAAGAACTTACTGAACAAGATTCTTCACCTCCACCATCAGGGGGTGATTCAGGTGGTGGTACACCATCACCACCCGCAGGATACCCAACTGTAACAAAATGGGAAAGTGGGGTAACAAGAGGTAAGGCTAACCAAATTGGTAATACAAAATGGGAAAGTGGATTGACAAGAGGTAAAGCAAATCCGGTAAATAATAAAGAAAAATGGACAACAGGTATTAAAAGAGGAAAATCGAACACATTATTATGAAAAATATAGATTTAAAAAAAATTGTTAGAAAAGTTTTATTAGAAGCGGTGGACTCATCGTTAGTTAATAAAATTATTAAAAAATTAGATAACGCAACTTCACAATATTCATGGACTCTTGGTGGAGGTACGGATGAAGATGCATACGTAAGTGCGATAAAAGAAATACCTAATTTTGAAACTGCTAAGGCAATAAATGACAAATTTAATTTAAGAGAATCTATTGATGATGAATTTAATTTTGACAAAGATGATGATTGGGATTATGTGAGTCAAATTTTTGACCACATGGAAAGTATTGGAGTTAAAGTTATAAATCCAACTAATCAAGATTCTTTTGACTTTGATTTCTCAAAAAATAGACTATCAAAAGGAGACGATTCGGGGAACCAATCGGGAGGTGGTCAAACAACACCTGATAAAGAACAAGAAGTTGTAATTTCTAAAGGAAAATGTAAACCGGCCCCAACTCTTACACAAATATGTTCAGGTACTGCGTATTTAAAGAGTTGTATGAAAAGTGAAAAGGGGTCTAAGGATGATGCTGTATCTAAAGTACAAGAATTCTTAATAAGTAAAGGATTTAAAAATATTTCAAAAACAGGTCAAGTCGACGCAATATATGGTCCATTAACTAAAGAAATGGTTAAACAATACCAAAAATCTGTAAATATAAAATCTGATGGAATTGCAGGACCTCAAACGGTATCAACTATGGGTATTTGTAAAACAGTAAATAATTTACCACAAGATGGTACATTACCCGGACCAACATTACCTGGACCAACATTACCTGATGGTAATGTAATTACAGGTCCTTCTAAACCAAATGATGACCCATTTGATGTTAAAGAAAATGTATGTACACCTACAGATAAAAAAGTAATTAATGCATACAATTCTATTGTTGATAATATTAAATCTGATGAACCTAATTTTTTAAGGAGAGAATGTAGATTAGTTATTAATTATCAAATGGAACAAAAAGAACATTGTGATAATTTAGAACAAGTTGTATGTTTTTGCGGAACTAAAGCAAGTTCAGGTGATGATGGTTATTCCTTTATGGGTGAAAGAAAACAATATTTGAAAAATTATGTAAAAACTTATTGTAAATCTGAATTTGTAAAAGACGATAAAAATCAAACAACAGCTGAAGATAAGAACAGACCTATAGTACCTGGATGTCAAACCCCTGGAAGTGTAATCGCTATTTTACAAGAGGAAGATGATAAATTAAGTAAAGAAGATTGTAAGATATTATTTAATGAGGCGGTTAATTGGTATGAGTCGTGGAAAAAATGTGAGAGAGGGAAACATTCACCAAACCCAGCATACAAAGACAAATGTTTTTCTTGTTTAAATAAGTATAATTTTAATTGGAAAGACTTAGGAAGTGGTGAAAACAAAGTCATGAAAATGTACGGTTTCAATAAAAGAGAAATTAATAAAAAACAAAGAAGAGAATTAACAAGAATGGAATCGGTAGAAGCATTGAATATCGCTTTGTTGTACATGAATTATGACATGAATAAAACTTTAAGTGAAAATAAAAATACAATTAAAAAAAATGACAAAATCTGAAAAACAATTTAAAATAGTTTGTGAAAAATTCATACAATCTCCACCAAAATATAGAATGAAGATTGTTTTACCTCAATTAATTGAGTCTTTAAATCAAGTTAAACTTGAAAGGTTAGAAATGTTAAGTGAGGATAAAAGTTGGTTTGATGAAATCGGTGATAAAGTATCTGGTTGGTTTGGTGGTACAGGAATGAATACTGTTTGGGAAAGAGTAATTGACGGTATCTTAGACGGTATGGGATTAGAAGAAGGTATTATGAGAGATACGGTATCCGTAGTTTTATCAAACGCTAAATGGACTGAAATTCCTGGTATACTAACTGATTGTGGAAAATTTAGTGACTTAATTGTTGCACAAATTCCTGAAATTGTAACAAAATATGTTGCAAGACAATTTGTAGACGAAGATATTTTAACAGTGGCTTTAAGAAAAACAATTGTGGATTCGTTAGCGACTACTGAGTTTGCTCAGAGTATGAAAGGTACTGTAAGACAAGTAGTTTGTAACGCCATGGGTTGGTTAGGAGGATTATTTGGTGATGGGGTTACGCCAGAAAAACTAGATAAGTATAGAAAAGAACTTCCCGCTTATAGTAGAGGAAAAGACACAAAACCAGTAGTATTTAAGTAACTTAAAAAAATTGATGAACTGAGAAGTTCTCAATATAAA